TGCTTTTGCCAAGTCTGGTACTTCTCTCATTCGTCAGTTGGTTGATGCAGGAACACTGGCGAATCTGCCGGGAGGCTTTAAAGCGCGGGGTCTGCGCGTTAAAGGCGATGACACACCGATAGCACCCGGAGAGTTTAGAGACGTAGACGTTCCATCGGGGTCTATCAAAGACAACCTGATGCCGCTGCCGTACAAAGAGCCAAGTCAGACTCTCTTCCAGTTGTTCCAAACGATTATTGATGAAGGTCGGAGGTTTGCTAACACGGCAGATCTCCAGATTTCAGATATGTCTGCCCAGGCACCAGTGGGAACTACGCTGGCCATTCTTGAGCGGACACTGAAAACAATGTCGGCGGTCCAAGCTCGCGTTCATTACTCGATGAAGCAGGAGCTGGGGTTACTCAAGCAGATCATCGCGGCATATACGCCTGATGAGTACAGCTATGAACCAGTAGATGGGCACCGCCGGGCGAAGAAAACAGACTATGACGATGTTGATGTTATCCCGGTTTCAGACCCAAATGCCTCGACGATGGCGCAAAAGATCGTTCAGTATCAGGCGGTCATGCAGTTGGCGCAGGCGGCTCCACAGTTATATAACCTGCCACTACTTCACCGACAAATGCTCGATGTGCTTGGAATTAAAGATGCACAGAAGCTAGTGCCGATGGACGAGGATCAGAAGCCAGCAGATCCTGTAACAGAGAACCAAAACATCCTCCGTAACAAGCCGGTTAAAGCGTTTGCGTACCAGGATCACAGAGCGCATATCACGGTGCACATGTCTGCTATGCAAGATCCAATGATCCAAGAGTTGCTGAAGAACAACCCGATGGCCACACAGATGCAAGCGGCAATGATGAACCATATCAACGAGCACTTGGGTATGGAGTATCGCAAGCAGATCGAGCTACAGCTTGGATTTAACCTGCCGCCCAAAGAAGATGAGATGGGTGAAGAGGTTGGTATGAATCCTGAAGTCGAAGCTCGCCTGGCACCGATGTTGGCTCAAGCTGCACAACGGCTTCTGTCGCAGAACCAGGCTCAGGTCGCGCAACAACAAGCGCAGCAGCAGGCCCAAGATCCGATCATTCAGATGCAGCAGCAAGAGCTTGCGATGAAACAAGCAGAGATTCAACGCAAGGCCCAGAAGGACATGGCTGATATTGAGTTGCGTAAACGCCAGCAAGAGATCGAAGCCGGTCGGATTATTTCGCAGGCTGAGTTCCAAAAGCAGAAGTTACAGAGTGATACGGAGCTTGAGGCTATTCGCACCGCAGCCGAAATGCGCGATGGCCGAGAGAAGGAAATCATTCGCATGGGCGTAGACATTGCAAAACAGTTGTCTAGCCAGGCACATCAAAAAGAAGTACAGCAGCAACGCCCCCAACAACCAAAGGCTAACAAATGACTGAACTAGAAGTAATCGTCGAACAAACAGACGACAAAGTTTCTCAACTGAAAGACTTCTTGGCAGAAGGGAAGTGCGAAAGTCTTGAGGAATACAAAAGAATTTGCGGTGAGATCCGGGGTCTGCTCACTGCAAGGGGGTACGCATTAGACCTTAAACAAAAGATGGAGAACACTGATGAGTAGTCTGCTAATCGGCACAAATCCCGATAAACCGCAGGTCGTAGGCGCAATTAACCTAGAAGCAACCAACGAAGAGAAAGCAAGGCAGCTTCCAAAGCCCTCTGGCTATAGGATTCTGTGTGCAATACCAGAAGTAGAGAAAGAGTACGACAGTGGATTGGTTAAAGCAGATACAACCATTCACTATGAAGAGATCTTAACGACGGTGTTGTTTGTCATTGATCTAGGCCCAGACTGTTACAAAGACACTTCTCGATTCCCCACGGGACCGTGGTGCAAGAAAGGTGATTTTGTATTGGTAAGGCCAAACGCCGGTACACGGCTATTAATCCACGGACGCGAGTTTCGACTCATTAACGATGACTCAGTAGAGGCAACGGTGATGGACCCTCGCGGAATCAAACGTAAGTAACAGGAGGACAAGATGCCTGAATTTGAAAAAGATGAATTTAAATTCCCCGACGAACAGACTAATGAACTGAGCGTCACTATTGGAAACGACAAAAACGATAAGGTCGAAGTCGAAATAGAAGACGACACGCCTGAAGAGGATCGTGGCCGTCAGCCATTGCCCGCCCCTCTCAAAGAGGAGCTTGAGAAAGATGACCTAGAGGCTTATGACGACGAGGTCAAACAAAAACTCAAGCAAATGCGGAAGGTTTGGCACGACGAGCGCCGCGAGAAAGAGGCCGCATATCGAGAGCAGCAAGAGGCTGTACGCCTGGCGCAGCAGCTCATGAATGAGAACAAGCGGATTAAACAGATTCTTGATACTGGTGGGAAAGAATATGCCACTACTTTACAAGAAGCTGCCGCGTTAAAGCTCAAAATGGCTGAAGTGCAGTACAAAGAAGCCTATGATTCTGGGGATTCTGACAAGGTGTTAGAGGCCCAGAAAGAGCTTCAAACTGCCCAAATCCGGTCTATGCAGGCACAGAACTTCCAAATGCCTGCTTTACAAGAAGAAAATTTTCAGGTACAAAATACATACGAGACCCCGCAACCTCGGGCAAATCCGAAGTTACAGTCATGGCAGGACCGAAATCCCTGGTATGGCCAAGACGACGAGATGACCGCTGCGGCCTTGGGTTTACACGAAAAACTCAAGAAGAGCGGCGAGGTGCAAATAGGGTCTGATGAGTATTACGCGATTTTGGACAGAACAATTCGCAAACGGTTTCCTGAGAATTTTGAGGAAGCCGAGGTTCCAAAGGCAAAAGCTGAGTCTCGTACAAGATCGAGCACGGTAGTAGCCCCAGCAGTACGCAGCACCGCATCTAACAAGATACGGTTGAGAGCGAGCCAGGTTCAATTGGCTAAGAAGTTGGGATTAACACCAGAGCAGTACGCCTTAGAACTTAAAAAATTGGAGGCCCAAAATGGCTGAGCAAAATCGAGCAACACGCGAAGTAGCAACCCGAGCAGTCACAGAGCGTCCCAAGCAGTGGATGCCCCCTGAGCTTCTCCCCGAACCAGACAAACAGGTTGGGTATGCGTATCGCTGGATTCGCGTCTCAATGTTGAACCAGGCTGATCCACGTAACCTCTCTACCAAAATGAGAGAGGGATGGGAGCCGGTATCCGTTGAAGAGCAACCTAAATTTAAACTGCTCATCGATCCTTCAAGTCGTTTCAAAGACAACATTGAGATCGGTGGACTATTGTTGTGCAAGGCACCAGAAGAGTTTGTAGATCAGCGTTCGGATTGGTACCGTAACCAGACCGCATCTCAGACGGAAGCCGTGGACAATAATTTAATGCGGCAAAGCGACCCAAGGATGCCCCTCTTTAAAGAGCGGAAGTCTACGAGTAGCTTTGGTAAAGGAACTTAATCTTTAGGAGTTAACAATGGCTTATCCTACTATTAGTAAGCCCTACGGCTTTAAGCCTGTTAACCGTATTGATGGTCTACCGTATGCTGGTGCTACGCAGCAGATTCGTATTGCTGGCACCTACAACACGGCCATCTATTTCGGTGACACGGTTAAAGTCGTTGCGGGTGGTTCTATCGAGCTTTCTGGCGCAACTACGAGCGGCACCATTGTTGGTGTGTTCATGGGATGCCAGTACACCAACTCGTCTGGGCAGACCGTTCAGGCTCAATACTATCCCGGCACGGCAGTTACTAACGCCATCGCCTACGTAGTGGTTGATCCGTCGGCTGCGTACAAAGTGGCTATCACGACTTCTGGTGATACGGCTGTGGTGACTGGTGCAAACCAGACTATCGTTGGCGCTAACGTAGCTACTGTTTATGGTACCGGTTCGACTGCTACAGGCGATTCCGGGTCTTCTGTTGTTCTTCCGGCCAACGGCGCTGGTGCTGTTACCACGCTTCCGTTCCGCGTTATTGCTGTCGTTCCTGATACTTCCTTTGTCTCCAGTGGTGTTGTTATTTACCCTGAAGTCATTGTGAAGATTAACGACCCGCAATACACGGCGCTGACCGGCACTGCGTACACGGCTTAAGGAGAATATAAATGGCTATTTCACGCGCACAACTACTGAAAGAGCTTCTCCCTGGCCTGAACGCTTTGTTTGGTCTGGAGTATGCTCGTTACGGCGAACAGCACAAGGAAATCTACGAAACTGAGACTTCCGAGCGTTCGTTTGAAGAGGAAACCAAGCTCTCTGGCTTCTCAGCAGCGCCGGTTAAGAACGAAGGTTCTGCCATCGCTTATGACAACGCCCAGGAAGCATGGTCTGCTCGCTATAACCACGAAACCATTGCTTTGGGTTTCTCGCTGACCGAAGAGGCCATCGAGGACAACCTGTACGACAGCCTGTCTGCTCGTTACACCAAAGCCCTGGCCCGTGCTATGGCTTACACCAAGCAGATTAAGGCCGCTGCGGTTCTGAACAATGGATTTGACTCTGCCTTTGCTGGTGGCGACGGTCAACCTTTGTTCTCGAACGCACACCCCTTGGTTTCTGGTGGCACAAACAGCAACATCCCCACGACTCCTACCGATCTCAACGAGACCTCTCTTGAGAACGCAGTGATCCAGATCGCTGCATGGACGGATGAGCGCGGACTGCTGATTGCAGCCAAGCCCAAGAAGCTCGTCGTTCCTCCTGCCCTCCAGTTCGTGGCTACCCGTCTCCTTGAGACTGAGCTGCGTGTTGGTACGGCGGACAACGACATCAACGCCATCAAGAATAACGGTTCTATCCCTGAAGGGTATACCGTTAACAACTTCTTGACGGACACCAACGCCTGGTTCCTGACCACTGACGTTCCTAATGGTATGAAGCACTTTGTGCGCGTACCGTTGCAGAACTCGATGGAC